CAGCGCCTACAACGAAGTGAGGAGCATAGTCAATGGTCAATAGTGAGCAATTAGCACGGCTGCACATTGGCCCAGAGTGGGTCGATGCGCTTAATGAGACTTTTCAGCGCTTTGACATTTCAACGCCACTGCGCCAGGCTGCCTTTATTGGCCAGTGTGGCCATGAGTGTGGCAACTTTAAAATGCTTCAAGAGGGTCTGTCATATTCTGCTGCCGGACTGATGAAGACATGGCCCAAGCGCTTTGATGCTGAAAAGGCTCAAGCCTGCCAGAGAAATCCAAAGCTCATTGCCAATACTGTTTACGCAAATCGGATGGGCAACCGAGATGAAGCCTCTGGGGATGGGTATCGTTTTCGCGGCAGGGGTTGCATCCAATTGACAGGCTCTAGCTCGTATTTTCACGCTGGCAAGGCCTTGGGTGTTGACTTCTGGGCCGATCCAGACCTGGTGGCCACGCCCCAATATGCTGCGCTGACTGCTGGGTGGTTTTGGAACACCCACAAGCTCAACCAGTATGCTGACAGCCAGGACTACCGGACCATGACCAAAAAGATCAATGGCGGGTTTATTGGTCTGGATGACCGGATCAAACACATTAACCATGCGCTGTCTGTCCTGACATAATTAGCCATGGCCAATGTCAAGCAACAACTCGAAGTCCCATCAATCCCAAGCCTTGGTTTTGCGCCAGAGGCTTATGAGAAACGCTACTTTGCTGAAAACAATGGGGCGCTGAACGGGTACTTCAGAAAACTGATCAGTGTGCTTGGTGCTTTGTTTGGCCCAAGGGGCGGTAAGTTTTTGAACACACCCCATGGGGCTTTTCACGACTCGACTGACCAAGTGGCTGCAAGCACCACAGCCGCCACTGTCGTGACGTTTAACACGACAGACATCTCTAACGGGGTCACGCTGTCCAACAGCTCAAGGCTCAATGTCGCAGACTCTGGTGTTTTTAACATCCAGTTTTCAATTCAACTGAAAAACACCACCAACGACAGCCATGATGTGGACATTTGGTTTCGCAAGAACGGCACAAACGTAGACAACTCAAACAGCAGATTTCACCCTCCTGCAAGAAAAAGCACGGGTGATCCGAGCCACATGATTGCGGCTTTGAACTTCTTTATTGAATTGGATGCAGGCGACTATGTTGAAATTGTTTATAAGGTTGGCGATGTAGGTGTGACCTTGGAGCATTTTGCTGCCGGCTCTAGCCCAACACGGCCAGCAGTGCCATCAGCCATTGCCACTGTGTCTTTTGTCTCAAATCTACCTACAATTTAGCCATGTACATACCCATCAAACTACCCCCAGGTGTTTACCGAAATGGCACTGAGTATCAGTCTGCTGGGCGCTGGCATGACGCTAATTTGGTGCGCTGGTATGAAAACACATTAAGACCAGTCAACGGCTGGCGCAGTAAATCGGCATCAACTGTGACGGGCGCTTGCAGGGCAATCATCACTTGGCGCGATAACGCTGCCGACTCTTACATTGGTCTTGGCACTCACTCCAAGCTATTTGTAATGGATGTTTTAGGTGTTCTGAAAGACATCACACCCACTGGATTTACGACTGGTTTCATTGATGCCACCAGCAGCACAGGCTACGGCAAAAACCTCTACGGCAGCTTTGCTTATGGCGTGCCACGGCCTGACACCGGATCGGCAGACATAGCCACCACTTGGTCACTTGATACATGGGGCGAGTATTTGGTGGCTTGCTCAAATTACGATGGCAAGATTTACGAGTGGCAGCTAGGCTTTGCCACACCCACATTGGCTGCTGTCATTACCAACGCGCCAGTGAGTAACACTGCCATCTTGGTGACTGCCGAGCGTTTCCTGTTTGCACTTGGCGCGGGTGGAAACCCAAGAAAAGTGCAGTGGTGCGACCAAGAGAACAATACCCTTTGGACACCGGCAGGCGACAACCAGGCAGGCGATTATGAGCTGACAACGCCTGGCAGCTTGTTGGCTGGCAAACGTGTCAAGGGCATCAATCTATTGTTTACAGATGTGGATGTGCATACAGCGCAATATGTTGGAGCGCCATTCATTTATGGCTTTGAGAAGGCCGGAAGCGGCTGCGGCCTGATCTCGGCCCAGTCTGTGGCGGCCATTGACACTGCTGCCATTTGGATGAGCAAGTCTGGGTTCTTTATTTATGACGGGTACGTCAAGCCACTGCCTTGCGATGTCTCGGACTTTGTTTTCAGCAATATCAACTTTGACCAAAGGTCAAAAATTGTTGCGGTTCACAACTCAAAGTTTGGTGAGATTTGGTGGTTTTACCCAAGCAGTGCAGGCTTGGAAAATGACAGCTATGTAACTTTTAACTACCGCGAGAATCACTGGAATCTTGGTTCACTGGTGCGCCTATGTGGAACTGATGCCGGTGTTTTCACCCTGCCTTTGATGGTGGATGATGGCGGTGAGGTCTATGAGCATGAGGTCGGCTTTGACTATGATGGCGCGACACTCTTTGCCGAGTCTGGCCCCATCCAAATTGGCAATGGCGACAATGTGATGAAGGTCAGGGAAGTTGTGCCAGATGAGCAGACCTTGGGTGAGGCGGTGGTTTCGTTTAAAACCCGTCTTTACCCGACAAGTGCTGAGTCTACCTTTGGGCCATTTACGGCAGCCAACCCAACTTCTGTCAGGTTTTCTGGCCGCCAAATTAACATGGTGGTAACTGGTGCGGCTTTGGCCGACTGGCGCATTGGGGTCATTAGACTTGATGCTGTGGCCAGCGGCAAGCGATGAGCGACCAAGAGCATTTAGAAAGGTTGCGCTACCATGTGGAGGCTGCCTTAGAATACTCTGGAGGCACACACAATTTTGATGACATTGCCGAGATGGTTGAAAAGCAGCAATTACAGCTGTGGCCGGCCAAAGACTCGGTGGTGTTGACAGAGATCATTGTCTATCCCAGGCTAAAGAATTTGCATTACTTCTTGGCTGGTGGCGACCTAGATGAACTCTCAAGGATGAGACCATTGATCGAATCCTGGGGCAAATCACTTGGTTGCACCAGGGTGACTTTGGCAGGCCGAAGAGGCTGGGCAAAGACATTTTTAAAAGACGAAGGTTACAGTCCACAATGGTCTGTAATGGCAAAGGAACTTTAGGGGAATAAATATGGCATCAGAAGCACTCAATTGGGCATTGGCCAACGGCATGACGCAGGCCGAATTTGATCGAAACATTTTCAATGCTGTGCTTGATGCGCAGAAAAACAACACAAGCAATGCGCTTTTACGCATTGAGATGGACCGACTTGGCATTAGCCCAGAAGATGTAGCCCGTGCCACTGGTGTGACGACCCAGAGTGTTGCGTCTCAATACACGGCAGCAGTGCCAAAAACTGAGGCTGAATTAATTGCCAATGCCGCGGCTGATGCAGAGCTTGCAGCCCGTACAGCCAGAGACAAAACGGCCAGCCAATCTTTGATTAGTGCTAGAAACTTGGAAGCTACAACTTCTGTTGGAACTTTGACTGCGGCCCAGAAGGCTGCGGCTGATGCGGCCCAATTGGCTTTGATAACCAGACAAAACGAAGCGGCTTTGGCTTTGCAGCAACGCAATGCAGCGGCAGCGGCTGCGGCTGCCGAAGCAAAGCGCATTGCCGATAATGAGGCGGCATATCAAAAGTATTTAATTGATAACCAAGCCAAAAGTGATGCCCAGATTGCTGCAAATAATGCGGCATATGCTGAACAGCAGCGCTTAAATAACTTAAAAAATCAAGAGCAAATTGCTACTAACCAAAAGGCTTATGAGGCTTATTTGGCCAATCAAGCCAAATTGGCAGGGCAACAAGGCGGGACAACTACTGGAACAGTAACTGGCACTGGCGGCTTACTCGGCCCAACTGGCAACATGAGCATCACTGGCACGACACCATTTGCCAATGCCACCCAAGGCTTTGCCCAGAACTTTGCCAATTACCAGTCAATCCCAATTGGCGCTCAGTACAACCCCAATGTTGTTGGCGGTACTGGCTCACCTTATGCCCAAGTCATGGGCCAGATGCGCCCAGTTGGCAATCCATACGCTGGCGTGGTGGCAGGCCAAGCAATGGGTGGATATAACCCTGGTCTGTATGACCAGATCGCAGCTGCTAATTTGGCCAATACAACGGCAGAGCAGGCAGCGGCAACGGCAGCGCAAAACACTCAGCAAGAATCAACAGGCATGGCCAAAGGTGGCTATGTCCATGGTGGTCTGATGTTTGGGGCAAACCCTCCTGGTCCAGATGATGGCGCTGTCAATCTTGATATTGGTGAATATGTGATCAAGAAGTCTTCAGTCGATAAATATGGCCGTGGACTTCTGGACATGATCAATGAAGGCAAAGTGCCTGCCAAGAAAATGAAATCTTTACTCGGATAAGGTGGCAATATGTCAAAAGGTGGAACAACAACGTCAACAAGCTCCATTGATCCACAGATCAAAGAAGCATTCTTGGCCAACTTTCAGCAGGCCCAAGGGGTCGCTGGCGCTTTGCCGACTCAGCAGTTTGCTGGCTATAACCCGATGTACCAAGCAGGCGAGGAAGCTCTGGTCAACACGGGCCTTGCTGGCCCAGGCATTACTGGCACAGACTTGGCCGCGCAGATGGCGGCTTATGGCGGCATTTATCAGCCTGGTCAGATCACAGCGCAGCAGACTAATTTAAGCATGGGTCAAGGCCCAGGCTCAATTGGCAGCTACATGAATCCTTACACAAGCATGGTGCGTGAAAACGCATTGTCTGATTTGGAATCTGCAAGACGCGCTGCCATTCAGCAAACTGGTGAACGTGCCACACAAGCCCGTGCATTTGGTGGATCACGCCAAGGTGTGGCCGAGGCTCTGACAAACCAAGGGTTTGCCAAGCAGGCAGCCACACTTGGCACAACATTAAACGAGCAGGCATTTAACCAGGCGATGGCCATGCAGCAGGCCGACATTGGCCGCAGATCAGCAGCCGACATTGCGAATCAGCAAGCAGGCTTGCAAGGTGCGCAATTGCGACTAGGTGGTGCAAGCCAGCTAGGCAATTTGGCGGCTCAACAACAAGCATTGCGTCTTGGTGGCGCTCAAGCTGTCATGGCCGCTGGTGGTGCGCGTCAGGCTTTGGACCAGCAGCAGATGGATGCAATCCGCAACATTGGTTTGCAGCGTCTTGGTGTGGTCCAGTCTTCACTAGGTGCGCAGCCTGCCAATCTTGGCATGGTGGCAACAACTCCATACAGTCAAAACCCTGCCTCTGGTGCGCTTGGTGGTGCATTGGCTGGCGCAAAACTTGGCAGCGTCATTCCTGGTGTTGGCACGGCAATAGGTGCTGGCATTGGCGGCATTCTTGGCCTTTTATAAGGAATAAAAATGGCTGAATTTAATTTTGATGGATTACTGGGCAATTTGTTTGGTGGTGGTGGCGATAGTGAGCTTGAAAAGCTATTGACGGCCAAACAAAAAGAACAACTTGGCTTGCAATCAACATTGGCCGCGGCTGCTGCATTGCTCCAGGCTGGTGGCCGAAGCCCACAGCGTATTGGTCTAGGCCAAGCTCTAGGCTCTGCCCTGCAAGCTGGCCAAGGTGCTTATGAGAAAGGCGTGACTGGCGCTTTTGGTAATTTGGTCACGGCAGCCAAACTCAAAGAGATGAAGCGAGAAGCTGATCGTCAAACGGCATTCACTAATTTATTTTCTAATGCCGCGCCTAGTGTTTTGACACCAGCCCAAGCCAGTCTTGCAGCTCCAATTGAAACAGCTGGCCGAGTCGGCCCAACGCCTAATCGTGCTGCATTGATGACTGCTGCACCAGCACCACAACAACAAGGTGGCCCATTTTCGTTCTTGAATCAAACGCAACGTGCGCTATTGTCTGGGATGAAGCCAGAGCAGGGTTTGCCTGAAATTTTGAAGATGTCTCAAGCTGCTGAAGAATATGGCCCTCCAACGCCTGTTGTGATGAATGGCAAGACTGTCATGGTCCAGTACAACAAGCAAGGCCAACCACGCATTGCCCAAGGGGTTATGCCGTATGAGGCCCAGTCACCTGACATTCGCGCTGTGGAGTACATCAGCGGAAGGCCATTGGCTGGAACTGGCCAACCAGGTATAGAAGATGTTGGTAAGTATCGCCAGCAGATTGCCACACGTGTGGATGTGAAACCAGTGATTGACATGACTGGTGGCCAAAAGGGCTTTGAGAATGAAATGAAGTTGGCTAGTGCATTTAAGCAAGAGCCAATCTACAAAGACTTCAGCGACATGAAGTCTTCTTTTGGCCAAGTGGTTTCATCTTTGAGCCAAGGCACACCAATTGGTGATGTTGCCGGTGCAACCAAGGTGATGAAATTACTCGATCCAGGCTCTGTGGTGCGTGAGACTGAACTTGGCATTGCCATGGCAGCCGCAGGCCGCATGGACCGATTGAACAATTATTTCAACAACATGATGACTGGCCAAAAGCTCACGCCTACACAGCGCGAAGACTTTAAGGCTTTGTCCAATGAACTGTATGCTGCCGCTGGTCAGGCATACAACCAAAAGCGCGATGAATATAAAGGATTTGGCGAGGCTTATAAGTTTAAAAACCTTGACACAGCCCTTGGCGCTCCAGCCACTATCCCCTCATTGATGCGTCGCGTACCAAGTGGTGGCACTGGCAATCCATTGCTAGATGCTGTTAATAGACAATTGGAATTAAATGCTTCTGGAGTATCAAGATGAGCGATGCATTAGAAGGTTTCACAAACGAAGAACTTCTTAAGATTAAAGCTGGAGATGTCTCTGGCTTATCTAATGAGAAACTAAAAATTCTTCAAGGCATCTTGTCTCAAAGTTTAGACATTGATCGCCCTCCACAAGCGCCTGCATTGGCCCAGCCACAAGCGCCAACCCAACGCCTGCGCTCTCTTGCGCAGGGCGTGACCCTTGGCTCTTCTGACGAGATGGAAGCGCGTTTGCGCGCATCAGTGACAGGCGAAGACTACAACAAAGTGCTTGCTGAA